GGAACAGTCGCAAACAGCGCACATCCGACCCTCCCGTCCGACCTACCGAGTATCATCATCGATTACTCAGAAGTCCCTCGACCTAGTTTGCCAGGTCAAATTTTTAATGCCTCGGAGGAGGCCATTATACAAAAGTTAAGTTTAAAAGCAGTATCAGTGTTAAAAGCCAATGTTGGCGATTTTGAGTCCAGGGTTGCTACATGCAGAAACCACATTACCGACATGTTGATGTCGTCAAAGAATGAGGCTGTAGTTGCGACCCGGTATGCTATTTTGTTCGATGAGGTGTTGAGAAGATCGACATTAATCGTTATGGATAGTATGCCAGCCGAAGAGGAATTTTATGATCATCTTTCTATGAACAGAGGTAAATTCTCAGTATTGGCTTCCAAGTCACGTTTCATGACGTGCGCGATCTACTTGATGAGTGTGATGCGTGCAGGTTTTAAAAGATGTGTTAACGAAGTTGCCGTGTTGACGTTTATTTTCAAACATTGGAAAGCTTTGAAGAGTAAGTACTTCGGGGATTTGGTGTGGGACTGTCGAAGCGATAGGCCCGCGACACCGTTCGAAGACGCCTTTGAGAAAGGCATTGATGCTATGTTGGTTTTAGTAGTAGTGGGATTGGTAGAAGTTAATTTCGACCCTTACGCCCATGAGTATAACAGCTACAACCAGGTGCTTAAGAGCGTGTATGGTGCGTGTAAGACGATTAGAGATTCTACAAGCGCATTTTATTCATTATTTGGTTATGAGGACCGCAAGAGCGTTCAAGAGAATAAGAGTCTTGTAGTTGCCGATGTGGCTGCAGCCTCAATTGAGGACCAAATGATGGAGCAATTGAATTACGATACTAGCAGTATCCCAGAGAAATTCGACCCAGTAAAGGACGCCATTAAGAAATTTGAGCGTTCAGAATTTATTCCTTTGACAGTGGACCCGATTATTGGTGATTTCATGTTTAAGAACGTTAATAGTGACGTTTTTATTCCTGATTTAGGACCAGACAATGATTGGGATCCGTTTGACGATTTTACAGTTAATGAAGATTGTTTGAACTCTGAATACTTAATAGAGAAGATTCAGAACAGTTTAGGGAGTTACACTGAAGCTGGAGAGATAATTGATGTGGATTCGACACATAAAATAGTACCGCAAACATTTGCAGGAATTGACTCGATAAAGGCCATCGATACAAGTGTATTATCGGAGGCCGGGGTGTCAGTCAAAAATAAAACGGGTGATTTTCTGAAGAGAGAAACTAAGGGCAATATGTATCTGGTAGGACCAGTAAATGTGGATTGCATTCCAGGACTGTTTAACAAAACGGTCAAGAATGAAGAAATCGCTTTACTGGGCAGGCACATAAAGACTACTCTTCCGGAGTGCAATAGGGCTTTTACCAAAGCTTACAAGAGCCATTTTCAGAAGTTTATGGGGGCATTGGAGTTTGATCAGATTGATGATTTCACTCTAAGTTACGATCAGTGGATCGCTAAACAGCCTAAAAGTAAACAGACGAAGTATGAGCAAGCAAAGCATAAGGTAAAAGACATTGATTTTCAGGAAAGGAAATATCACACCCGTGAATTCTTCATAAAAATGGAGATACTTCCACCGCCTAAAGGTAGTCGCTTGGAGACAAAGGCCCCTCGTGGTATACAGGGGCTGTTGAACAATGAAAGTAATATGTACATGGGCTGCTTCATGGGAGCAGTGTCTAAGTCTTTGGCCGCGTCATACAAAGGAAAATTTGGAGACAAGTTTTACTACACAAGTGGTTCCAATTCCGCTGAGATCGGAAGTTGGTACACTAAGTATAGTAATGCCGTTTTTGAAAAGAAATATAGTCATGGAAACCCAGTTTCTTATGATTACATTTTTATCGAAGATGATTTTTCATCGTATGATGCGACTCAAGGTAAGGGTGCATATGAATTAGAGATGGCTGTCTATGAGGCCATCTTAGCAAAGTCAACTTTGTCAACAGGCGTCAAAAAGAATATAATGGCGAATTTAAAGTTTCAGAGTGAGACCCATGGTAGAGGGGCGTTTCATGACTACACAGTACCTCATACTAGAAAGTCAGGGGATCAAAACACTTCAGTTGGTAACTCACTGATTAATTTCTTTGTG